GGCAAGCGTATCGAGTATTGTTCCTTGATGGAGACGGCAGTACGGTTGATGTCGGACCCAACCTTCAAGTTCAGCGACAGTGAGTTGGCTGATGTGTACCGCGAGTTGATGGCGCAGCACAAGCGAGAGGGTTGTGAGTTGGGGTTCGGCAACAAGAAGACCAAGAAAATCGTGTATGAGCAGGTAGGCCCAGGCAGTCATGGAGCAATGGTAGCATCGCACTGTCGAGAGGCTTTATGCCCAGGTTCCGCTTTCGTGCAAGCACAGTTCAGGATGGTGAGGAAAGAGGTCGTTCTCGACCTGAAGGCCCGTTGGATGATACACTGGGCGGCCACAGAGAATCGAACCGGGCCTACGCTCGGCCAGAGGATCAGGCTCAACTGGTGGGCATTCAAGACGGCCCTCGGGTTGTCGGCGCCTCTGCCCCCACGACAATAGGCTAGCGTGGTTGAGCGGGAAATGGTTTGTTATGGTGGGCCTCAGCTGAAGAAGCACGCCCCAGATTGTTCTGGAACTGATTGCTCCGGCTCTCAACTTACCATCACCCATATGCCCGACAACTATCGCTGCCGCCCTACCCGTAGGCCTCAGATGTACATATCTCCTCCCGTTATCAACACTCACATTACCCAACAACGCTGGTTTTATCCCAAGCCATGCATATGCAACATAATCAACGCATTGGAGATGAGGGTTGGTAAGTGTGTCCGAAGGCCTAACGAGAAATACATTGAGGAGTATGTCACCCCCTTTGCAGTCACCTTGGCAAAATTTTGTTCAGCACGGCCCGTCCGTTATTCCGAGGTATACGCAGGCTACACAGGGGCAAAACGCGCACGCTACCAGCGCGCCCACGAGAATTTGTTGAAGCAAGGCAAGATGGTTCGCAAGGACCAGAGCAGGGTCAAGATGTTCGTCAAGATGGAGGCATACAAGTTTGATGAGGAGAAACCGTATCCAGATTGTCGCGCGATCCAATTTCGATCTTTCGAGTACACTTTACAGTTAGCCTCAATCATAAGGAGGGCTGAGCACAAGATGTATCTTGCGAAGGACATCCCCGGCTTTGGCTTGGGACGTCACTTTGGTAAGAACCTGTGTCCACGCTCTCTCGCTCGAGAGTTGAGGCGAGCATACGACAGCATTCCTGGTTGCAAAGTTGTTTTGTTGGACGTCTCTCGGTTCGACGCGCATGTGTCGAGACCCATCATGAAGAGAGTAGAACATGTCTTTTGGAAC